TGCCATCGGTAACAATGAAAAAGTCATTCATTTGAGTTGTGGCAAAGTTGCGTCCTGAACTTTTGTCTGACCATTGTCCTACAGGTTCAAAGACTTTAGTGTTTTCATCGAATTTCAACATGGCATTATCAGTAATAACGGTAAGGTATTGAAATCCTGCTTTTTTTGAACAAATATCTATTTTTCTACAAATTCCAGGAAGAACATGAATAGAAAATGTTTCCATACCTCTAGTTCTTTGAAGCGTTCCATCTCTGTTTTCACAATTTAATAAATTAGGACTTTCAGAATCTTCTATAAGACTTGGATGTTTAGATTTGTTTAATCCTTTGTAATCGTTTAGATAAATACTTTGTCTTCTTATCATTTAAGCCCTCATAATAAAAGCAAGTGTGTAATAAGGTGGTCTGTTTTCATGTTCATTAGTACTTCCTGAAGCAGTTGTATTGTTAATTCCACCTCTAGGAGCAGAAGCGCCACCAATATTACCACCTGTGACAGCATTGTAATCATATGAATGGTAATGACTGGCCATTTGAGAAACAGAAAGTTGATGTTTTTTTGCACCACCTGCTTCATATAAAGTATTATAATTAGAATTTCCAGTATCTTGACCCACTATAAATTTACCTTTTAGATTAGGAGTTCCGTTAGTACCATCACAAATAAGCCATCCTTGTGGTATAGCAGCCACATTACCTCTATATGCTACTATTATATCAGGTGTGTTATGGGTATTAATTTCGGTTGCCCAAGTGTTTGTGTTTTTTGCCCATATCTTTACTATTGAACCTCTTTTTCCTGTGACTGCAGTTTGAGTTTGATTAATATCAAGTAATTCACCTGTAGCAGCCGTAAGTGTTAATGAATTAGTATTAGTGCTACTTATGCAAACTATTATAAATTCTTGGCTTGCAGTATTAGGAGAGGTTCTTCTAATTGTAGATATTGCTGGCAATGTTAATGTTACTGCTGAATTAATATTAACAATAATATAGTGATAGTCTTTATTGATTGATTGACTTGCTGAAATTAAAGCATAGTTATAGCGATGCGAACCGTGTAAAGTCTGGTCTCCAGAAATAGTATGGTAATGTTCCTCTCCCATTCTTTCACGTATAGATGTCTTTACTTCTCTTATACGGTCATCACCATATTTAAGTTTGCCTAACGTCCCTGTCATAGGAGGCGTGGCTTCAAAAGCAGTTGTCCATGTAGTAGTATGTGCCATTATTTCCTCATTATATATGTTAAAACATAGTAAGGTGGTAAGTTAGGATGTGAATTACCACCACCTGTAGAACCAGTATTTGTAGTTCCATTTTCATAACAGCTACCTAATCCACTACCAACGCACAGGCTTTTTGTCATTCCATGAGTATGTGCAGCCAGGTTGGCAATACTTAATGTAACAGTATCTGTACCGCCTGTTTTACCAATAGCATCATAATCACTTGGCGTTATTGTTGAATAACCTACTATAAATTTACCTTTAAGATTAGGAGTTCCGTTAGTACCATCACAGAGAAACCAGCTTCCAGGTATATCAACAACCTGGCCACCCCATATAACGATTGTGCCTTTAGGTAAGTCCATTGGAATTTTTTCCCATTTTTCATTACTTACAGCCACAAGCATTACATTATGACGCCTTGCTCCAATGTCCCAAGAAGTAGTTTCATCTGTAAAAGTATTTGTTCCAAAGCACTTAAGTGTTACCTTGTAAGTATGAGTTGTAGAATAATGGTGTAAATTAATAACTTTACCTTTATTTAAAGTACTGTTATAACAATATGTAAGGTTTGGTAAAGTAATTGTAATATTGGCAGTTGTTGTTTCTACTGTTACATTAGAGTCTTCAACATTTAACGCTATAGTTCCAGTGCAAAGTTTTGTAATACCACAGTGTAGTCCTTGATTTGTATCGTCAGTTAAATCAAATCTATGTTCTACTGACATTCTTTCTCTGATAGCTTTTTTTATTTCCCATATTGATGCTGCTCCAGTTGATTTATAAGCGGTGTCAGCAGGAGTAGCTTCAAACTGTGTATTCCATTCATGTGTAAAATTCATGTTTCCTCTACAATTTCATAATATAAGCTAACGCATAATAAGGTGGTCTGTTTTCATGTGGAGTGCCACTGCCTGTTGAACCTGTAACGTCACTTCCTGTTCTGGAACTGAAAACTGTTGAGCCAGAAGTTGCACCACCTGTAGTATGTCTATAATATTCATGAGTATGTGATGGTAATTCATTAGTTGTTAAAGCATGTTTTTCTTCACCACCTTCTTTGGCAATAGCATCATAATCTGCGTCTGTAGCATTATAGCCCACCATAAACTTTCCTCTTAAGTCAGGCGTATTATTATCACCATCACATAATGCCCAACCATATGGAATGTCCGCTATTAATCCTGACCACATTACAATAAAGTCTTTATCGGGAGTCAGTTTTAAAACAGTCCATACATTAGCTGAATCTTGAGGAATGAAGATAGCAGCTTGTCCAATGCCTCCTAAAGCATAGCTTGCTGTTCCAGACAGGTCAAATGTCTCACCGCTCTGTGCTGCACAGGTTACTAGATAAGCTTTACTTGTTGAATAAGAATGTATTACAAGGAAAGGATGGACTAATCCTGAAGTTCTACAGCTTGCAACAGTGGGAAATGTTATTGTAATGTCTGCAACACTTGTAACAACCTTAACAATGTCTTTCTGACTAATTCCACCACTTGATGTTATTGTTTCTATTGAATGTTTGTGTAAACCTTGATTGGCATTTAATGTTTCCATGTCATGACTAACTTCAAAACGTTCACGCCATGCAATTTTGAGACCTCTCATTTCTGTTGCTCCAAAATCACTATTATCACTACCTGCAGGACTACCTTCAAAGCCAGAATTCCATGTTTCGATAAATGCCATTTTAATTAATCCTCTTCCACACTTGGGTCTGTCCAGGTTTTAGAGCTTGAAGCAGAACTTATTTGATGTTTCATAGCCATATTAGATGGAATAGAAAAAGTTAGAGTTTTCTTATTTAGCATGGCATTACCAATATCTACCCATGCTTTCCCTATTTCTATTTCTTCCATTGCCAGGTAAAAGAATCCTGTGGCAATAGTTACTATAATGCTGTCATATTCATTTTCAAATGGACTAACACCAGTAAAATTAATGAAATTTGGAACTAACTTATCATAAACAAGATAAAGAGGATAATAATTATCGCTCTTAGGGTAGAAATAGAGATACCTTCCTTCAAACATAGTCCATATTGAAGGTGTATTTGTAGAATCATTTATAATTGGCAAATAGGAAGCAAGATAAATCTTAGGAGTAACATATTTAAGTGGTGATTTATATTTGTTTTCTGTGGTCTTGTAAATATAAATTAAATCAACATGTGTTTCATATTCAATTCCACAATCGTTTATAAGGTCTAAATAATAAACACCACTATTAATGGGTGTGCCTGATGTTATTAATACATTTTTATTGTTTATAACTGTAAAGCTGGTATTGATATAATGAATTGCCGTATTAATAAATGACTGACACATTAGTCTGTCAAAGTTAGGTGTGCCACTAATTCCAGAAGCATATAGTTTGCCTGTATTTAAAAGTACCAGTTGTTCAAATGTTTCATATGGAGTATAGAAATCACTTCTCATTTAACCATCCCCACTTTTTTAAAGTTTTAATTTGTTCTTCAACATTATCCGCTATATCATGTCGATAGTAAATATCAGGCGTAACAACTATATTATTAATAGTTCTGTATACCCTTTCCTCTGCCATTGCTATATTATCACCACCTGCTACTACACATCCAATGTTTCCATCTATACCTGCAAGTACAGGCTTATCTTCATCATTTAGCATAATGTCAGATAGCCATGTATGCTTATCTGCTCCTGCGTTTATATTAAGAACTTTAAGTCCTCTAAGTTTTTTGGCATGGTCTGGTACAAAAAGCGGATAAGGAGGTAAAGTTAATCGCACTGCCATATTATAACCTTTCTTAAGTGCAAGAGGTTCAGGCTTTTTTATTACCACATGCCAGAACATCTCTGTGATAGTTGTGGTAAACATACCTGCTAATGCCTGAAAAGCGTCATATCCAAAACGGCATTGTCCAACAAAGCAAGGAATCCCATTTCTTCTAACATAAATAATATGGTTAGGAACTTCGACACAGTAAACAGTTCCATCGTATTCATGTTTATGCAGCAAAAACTTATCGGCGCTCATAATGGAAATATCTAATTGCCTTTTTCTGATATTGACTAAATATTGGTCAAAATTTCTTATATAAGTTTTCCCTTTGATAGTTAAAGAAGTTCCTTTTTTTGGCAGCAACTTAACAATCGCAGACCATCCCAGCTTCATTGATATTTCCTGAATATCATCCGCAAGTTGCTTAGAGATAGTGCTATAAGAGACAGTTCCACTTTTTTTATGCACGCTGCCATCGCCGATTATAAGCCCTGACATTAAATGCAATAAATTGTTTTGATTTAAAGACTTAAATTGTTTTGGTATTAATCTGACATCCTGTCTTCCTGGCACAAGTGATTTAATGTGTTTAGCCAACTGAACGCTTGAGATACAGTATCCATGAGCTCTGTAGTTATATTTAAATGGCAGACAATCTAAAATGAAATCCCATCGTCTATCTTTTTGCGCGATGTTAACCTGATAATGTTTTTTACCTAAACTGCCATCAGCTATATAGAAACCTAAAAATCTTAGCCAATCATTCATTTTAATCTTTATCTCAGGATGGATAATTTGCATATATTTCTGGTATTTACCTAAGTAATGGCTTTCTATGTATTCAGGGATGATGTAATATTCTTTATCTTCGCCTTCCCAGTTTCCACTATTCTTTATTACGCCTCCATGTTTATTGATGTCTTTTGCCTGAACGAATTTAAATTCGGTTTCATCTCTTTTCTTAAAGAAAATCTCATGGTCTGGAGTAACCAGGATGTCACTATGGGAATGCTTTGCGTCATCATTGCAGATATGAATCATGTCTCCCTTGTATTCTTTTAGTATTAACCCTGTAATGTCTTGATATTCAATAACATTTGTATTAGGGTTAAGCGTACATGCCTGTTCTGTGCCTATTAGTTCTTTAAATAATTTCCAGCCATCGCCTGTCAGGATTTCTGTATCGTCGCTGAAACACGTCCACTCAAGGAAGTAAGCTTTGTCTTCATTGACGATGCAATTCATGTCAATCATTCCACAATATTCCAGTTTGGCAAGAGGTTCTTCTAAATTGCCAAAAATAGCCTGTACAAGCTTTTCATTTTTATTTGCTGGCCATACAATGTTACCACTGCATCCACCATTAACTCCAATGTCTCCATGACCAATTCGT